GATTCTTTCATACCTTTCATGAACTCTGCGACATCTTTCTCTTTCATGCCAATCTTCTTAGCAATCTGTGCGGCAGTCATACCCTTCTTGACCATAGCATGAAACTCTTTCATTTTTCCTTCTTCGACAGACTCCCTCTCTCCCATTCGTTTACCTTGGGTAGCACTAGTGTTAGTGGGAAACTTACTTTTCTGATATGCCTTGTACTCTTTACGTCTTTCGGCATCTTTCTTCTTCTCAGCAGGAGTCATTTGCGATACGGGTTTGCGTACTTCTTCAAGGTCTACAGACTCTTTCATCGAACCAAAGCCTGGGTCGAACCCAGTAATGTCACGAAGGTTAGCAGTTGCGGCAAGACGTAAGTAACGCAACTTAGAACTCTTACTGTCGAACTCTGCGTAATCGACTTCACCATCATTTGACTTCTGTGATAGGTTATATAGAAGACCACGTTTAACATCAATCTTAACTAACGGAAAGATGTCACCCGCCATACTATTGCGAGTAGCATAACGGAATACTGTTTGACCAGTCTTGACTTTTGCTTCCTTACCGACATACTTCTTGTCTCCCGCATCCAGACCGAACAGTACGATACCGTCTACCTTACCATGTCCACATACACCAATCACTTTGTAACCTTTCTTGGTTCCGTAAGCGACTACCTTTTCCTCACCCCAGTTACTAGGTGACTTATCCAAGAATTGTTGGTATGCTTCTGTCATCAGTTCTTTTATTGTTTTCATATTACGTTAAATCCTTATCGTGGTTCAGACCACCTTTTTTCTTTTTGACTATGAAGGCATTAACACGGGCATATCCCCACTGTTGGGGAGTAGTTCCTGGCCGATGACCAGTCTTCCATGCGGCAACGCCACGATTATAAACTTTTCTCAATGTATCTACAGAGATACCAGACTTCTTAGACTTGTCTGCCAATGCACCCTCAGTGAGTTCTCCTGCTCTTCGGGTCATTACCATCTTAAGCATTTGGTTTCGTCTCCCTGTTTTTTGTTTTCGCACGTTTAAGTCTTGCAAGGTCTAGTAGACGGTCATGTTTTTTCTTGTCTTGTGACTTTTCTTTAGCGATACTATCTCGTGCTTTCTCCACAGCATCTTCTGCCATGGGAGTATCTTTCTTATATTTCTTGAGGAGTTTGTCCGTACCTTCTTCACCAGCACCACCACAATCTTCTCCTAACATCTTATGAAGAGTTCGGTCATTCATACCTTGATATGTCCTAGCGACTTGTTGTGCATAGTAGTTGGTACTATGTTTGAGTATACCACCACCATCTTTCTTTTTGCGTTGTATTAAAGTCTTGAGTGCCTTCAATGCATCTTGATATGACTTCTTGTCGATGGTGACTGACTTTAACTTGTCAAACATTCTACCCTCATATTTGAGTTCTGGGTCAGGAGATTTAAAGGCCTTCTTACGCATTATTGTTTTGTTAACAACTTCGAACTCACCATTCTTCCAGTTGATTACAACAGGTAGATTAAGGTCAGACTGCATATCCTTGAGGATTGCTTCTGAGTTACCGTGCTTCTTAATCTTCTTACCCTTGTTGTCTGCCATCTTCTTGAATAGACGTTGTAACTCTGCAATAGTAATTGCGGGTTTGTTACGTTTGTCATTCATACGGTCAGCAAAGTGACGTGTGAATTCGATGTCAACATCAAACTTGTTCAGTAGTCGGTCAGCAAACTTCTCTAGGTCATTGAGTTCTTTCTGAGAAACATCTTCATACATATCTTTGAATGATTTGGTGTACTTGGATGGTTTAGTCTTGGCAGTCGCATCGCCTGGCGCAGGGCCATCTTTCTTTGCTTTGAAGTGTGCGTCACGTTTTACCTTGGTAGACTTCTTGAGTCCTGAATGATAACGTGCGGGTTGAGTTCCTTCACGGTCTTTGATGTCCTTGTCCTGTTTCTCGACAAGTTCAATTGCATCTAACCACTTGCGAACTTTCTTGTCACCGCATTCAACGATAACATAGTTCGCACCCAGTACAGATACTATGCCGACTTCATCGCTTTCTTTGATAACAACAGTGTCACCAAGTTCGAATAGTTTACCTTTGACATATGATTCACGGATATCACCAGTTGAACCCATATCAATGTGACGTTTAAAAGATGTCTCTTCCTTGAGACCTAGGCCCTTCCGTACATCATTGAACAACTTCCGTGTATCTTTGTCGGACATAGACTTTGGTACACCCTGAGCAAATGCAGGGTAATCATTCTCTTTTGCATTGGCACGTTGTTTAGACGCAGACATACCTTCAACACCTTCTGCGTCTGGGTCTCTACGACCAGCAGATACAACAGATATCTTCTCAAAATTATAGAAACCGTGACGTGCTTTGGTTCCGTTATACTTGTTCAACAGGACTTCGAACTCACGTAGACGGTCTTCTCCGACTACCATAGTGATTCGTTTGTACCCTTGGTCATACAACTTAGTTGCAATATCAAACACACTTCGTACACCCTTATCAACCATGATGTTTCTACCATGTTTGGGTAACATCTTACGAAGGTGTTTTACCTTGTCAGAATATGACAGTGGGTCTTTTGGGCCTTGTGATTGGGATACGTAGACTTTATAGTCCGCACCCTTTGCCTTCTTTGCAATGGTATCTAACACTTTACCGTGACCAATAGTAGGTGGATTCATTCTACCAAATGTAAAATAAACCTCCTTTGCTTCTTCAGTTAAGTACGATTTGAAATCTTTAATCACTTTTTGGGCCACCTCTCTTCCTTGCCATTTCGCCTTTGCGAACAGTCGGAAGTAATTTTTTTGCGAGTTTATCTATTTTGGGTTTCATAGTAGCTAGTCGTTTTTCAATAGACGCTCTACGGCCGAACGACATATCGTTTTTATCGGCACCCTTAGTGATTTTTTTGAAGAAGGTCATACGTGCTTGTTTCTGGGCACGTTTCTTGAGAGTATCCATGTTCGCAACTTTACGTGCGGCACGTTTACGACCCATAGCAATCTTTGCTTTGTTCTTTTTTAACGAACGACCGAGTTTCAGACGTTGTTGCATATTTAATGCCTCGTCTGGTTCCTCACTCATTTTAATGAATTCTTTGAGTCCTATTGGTTTGGACATAACTTACCTCTTTGGTTTATCCCATCCCTTCAGTATATCTGGACTGAAGTTATTATACGAAAATTCCAGACGGTCAACCAACTTGACCGCATCACCACCCAACTTATCAATAGCAACAAATCCCTCTGCACCTGTTCTAACTTTATAACCTGTTTTGGTCTGAACAAACGCATCAATCTTAGAGATGCTATTAAGTTTATTTATAAGTTTTAGTTTTGCAAGTACAATACTCTTTTGTAAATCGAACATACTAACTAAACTTTTCTTATTTTTTGGTGAAAAGAATTTCATGATTTCGTCCAACTTCTTCTGTTGGGTTGCTTTACCCTTCTCAGAGCTTCTCTTATCTTTCTCTTTCTGAAACTTTTCATTAACCCAACTAATCAAACCTGTTACGTGTTTATTACTATTGGGTATAATCGTTTGTGCTCTTACAAAAGTATTATTGTACTGTTCAATCAGTGTTGCGAGGTCTTTGTTACCTTCTAACTCACGGAGAGTAGAACCAGAAATCTGATTGAATAGTTTACCTGCATTACTTAGGTGTTCCGTAACTTCCTTAGTTTCCTTCGCATCAAGAGTCGCACCAGACACATCTCTTAACATTGCGTCCTGTGACCAGACGTTCTTCGAAGTCTTAAATTTGGATACGTCCACTCCATAGGATGCCTTAAGAGACTCGAAAGTATCACCTGTGTAGGTTGTGTGCCACACGACTCCAATCTTTGCCTTTCGTACATCAGCTGCCTGTTCATATGGGATTGCGTAGATGATAGTGTTGGGATGAAAGGTTGTATACTTCTCACCTTCAATAACCTCATTGTTAGTGTCTCCTGTTGAGAATAAGAAATCTCCCTGAATGATACCCTTGATACCAAGTTCAGGTACGTGTTTCAATGCGAGTTTCATCTTGACCGCAAGGTCACCCGAAAGTTCTGCATCAATCTCTTGAGCAGACTTAAAGAGTTGGGGATTCTTATTGAAGATACCCTTCTTTGCAATAAAGAAGTTTCCATCACTAGGGTCTGTGCCACAGAAGATTGCGGGAGCACCGTCCCACTTGGTTGACAGTTTACTCTTAGTCTGACCAGACAACATATCACGGAGTTCACGTAGTGCATTGATTGCTTGACGTGTACCGTTCACACCCCCATAGAGAACCTTATCCTCGATATGGGTCATGTGAGTGTTCTTTTGTTCTGTTATAAAGTTCTTAAATTTCATTACAATACCTTCAAGTGAACGGCTGAGTTCTTTGTTTGTGACTTTGCAATACGAACAAT